GCCTCAAACAAGCTCTAATACCTGTATATTGCTGGTCTTAAAGTTCTTAGATCTAGACCCGTGTACTGCTATGACGATACTTGGCGCATTTAAAGCCCCGTCACATAACCCACAGTCTATACATTGCACGCCACCAGAATCGGCCGCGCATGGTATCTCATTCGCATAAAGTGTATCATCGGCATTAGACACCCGAAAGGTGCGAAACCCTTGGTCTTGATACTTTTTAGCCTGTTTTGGGCTATCCGCTGAAATCATGCAAAGCTCGGCTATTCTACTGTCAAAGTTCTTGTGGTTAATCTGGTGAGTGTAACCCGTATGTGCTTTGCAATAAGATACCACCTCAGCGGTGTAAGCATAAGGAACCGCAGCCGGATCCCCATACGCGCCTAGTCTTACCTTTCTATAGCGTAATAAGTGGCCGTGCAGTTCAGGGTCAAACACTGGATACAATCCACGCTCGTAGCCCTTAAACACCGCCAAAGGTGCTTGGCCTATGTTCACATAACAAGACCCATTGTGGTTCTGTTTATGAGGACACGTGCCACATATAGAGTCGTCTAATCTTAGTTTTGATGCTTTTACTGGGTCTATGTCGGCTCTAATGATCCACTGCTGCGCCATATCGCCAGTCTTAACATTGCCACTCTTAAGTGTAACAATTGAAACGATAGGCGAGCCATCTAGGATGCTTGGCCCTTCGTACATTATAAAGCCCTTAATTGTCATGGTAGTACCTCGTTACATTGTATTAGATTACTCGACAGCCCTAGTTATAAGACTGTCTGGCAATCATTATAACCCTATGGTTATGGATAAAGCTGTGTGTAACGTGAGCCCTATGATAAAGGCCAAGGCCGCGCCTGTTACTACTATAAAGGCGATGATTTCTAATACGCTTGTTGGTTGTTGTTTGCGGTAATCGTTGTAGTTCATATCGTTCTCTCTCTTAATTGATGCCATCCTTGGCGTGGTTTGTTTAAGCCAGCCAACCCGTAGGATCGCTATCTGATACAGCTCCAAGCCTTTCTAGTTCAGCTTGGCACTTGTCCAACTGTTCTTGATGCCAATGGCCAGTCATTATGATGGCCTGTATGGTGGCACTCTCCTTAGTCCCTACTGTGCTTGGGTAGTATTTTCTGCCGTAGTGTACCGCATAGTCCCCGGATGCTAATTGTTTCGCCGTGTATCTCATATCGTTCCCCTTGGTTGATGTAGTGATAATAGCAGAACGCCCGAGAGTGACAAGGTTTATTTCATTAATCCGACGAACGGTAGCATATTAGTTGTATCTAGTGCCAGAAATGTGCAAGTTGTACTGGTATAACCGTGGGTGTGCAAAGCCAGGATACTACACCTAGTGGTTATGCAACTGGTTAAGTATCAATAGCTTAATGATAATGATTCGCATTCGTATTGCTGGTACGGGTGTTAGTACGGTGTTAGTGTTAGCCACATGCATACACATACATGAACCACTAAGCAATCAGCTCAGATGATAATGCGAATGATAATGGTTATCATGTAGTACATACTAATATTCATCCAGGTTATAGCGAAGCTGAATGGTATAAGCTGTGGGAATACGAAGGGGTACCCCCAAAGATTGATTATTGTAGTAAATATGGTTAACACCTTGACATGCCCGAGGGTCTCATAAGCAATCTGATGGTTATGTTAACTAATTACTGTTATTAATTGAACTATTCGTGATTCTTGGTGTCTAAGTACCATATAGTTTATTGTATTAACTAGTGAACATTAGTCTTCTTCTAGCTAATGCGAGCAGTACAGACTGCTGGAAAGCTAACAGAGTGCAGTGGAACTGATACGCTAAGCTAAATGATCCTGCTGGTGGAACGGATACTTACTATAGTACCTGTACTTAATGGAGAACCCTCTTGCTCTTGTTACGCTCAATAGGATTGCTAGTAGTTCTAACGGTAGCAGCTTGTACGCTAAGTGTAGTCCACGTGTACACTGAGGATGTTAATGTTAACGCTACCTACAGACCCTGAAGACCCTAGAGTCCACAGAGAGGCTCAGTACCAGCACCTTAAGTCCAAGTACCAGAAAGGGAGGACTAAATCCCTTACAGAGTGCCTGAAGGAGATACAGATACAATGTCAGAGTTCCAGAAAGTAGGTAATCAAGAGCTTCTTAGGAAGAACTGGGATGCTATCTTTTCTAAGACTAACGCTAAGCCTAAGCCGGTTAAGCCAGACCCTGAAGATGACCTAGACCCTAATGAAGTCCTCAGGAAGTACTACGAGGACGCTGGAGTACCTCTTGACTAAGGAGCGGTAATGGATCACGCAAGCCTTGCTAGATGGGTTCTTCACTCATACAGTAACAGCACTCACTCAGTTAATGAGATAGAGTTCTTCAAGGTTAATTACGCTGAGTGTACGCTAATAGCCTTCAGAGGTACTGAGGTAGGTCACGGGAAGTCTTTTACAGAGTGCCTGAGGGATAAGTGGGATATAGTACGAGATGTAAGAATAACGCCCTGGAAGGCCAAGGGGATACCAGTGGGGCAGGCTGGATTCATAAGAGGGGCTGGGGCTGTACTAAATGAATTACGTGCAGAGGGGCTAAGCACTAAGCCTTATGTACTAGTAGGACACTCAATGGGAGGGGCTATCGCTATAGCGTTATGGGCTTTCCTAGAGCAGCTCCGGTGTGAAGTACAAGAGGTTGTTACCTTTGGATGCCCTAAGGTGTTCTACAAAGGTAAAACCTTTAGAAGCACTTCTAACGCTAAGGTTACAATGTACAGAAACGGGAATGACCCAGTAACACAAGTGTTCTTAGGGACTCACCCTGTACGCTTGACTGCAATAGGTCGGAAACGATTACTCTGGGACTTCTCAGATCACGGTATGCAGAACTACATAAAGGAACTAGAATGCTTGTAATACAACGCGGTGGAAATAAGTTAGTAGCTATCTATAAAGATGGCAAGCTCGTAGCTACACAGGATAAGTTCACGCACCCCTCGGATTTCGATAAGTGCATCCTGGATCACGGTGATGGTTCAGAGGTGCATGAGCAGGAAGGGGACTTCAATACCTTCGCAGGTATCCCTGAGAGCCTAGAGAGCGTTTCTAAGCCTGTTAAGGATACAGTAGTACCCTTGGATACAGAAGTTGTTAAAGTGGCTGTAACGGCTTCTGAGAGCGTCACAGAGGTATCCAAGCCAAAGGGCAAGGCTAAGTGAACTACGACGACCTAAGCGACAAGAAACAGAAGTTCATTGATGAGTACATCAGGACAGCTTCCAGAGATGACGCTTACAAGGACTCCGGGTACAGTATTGCTGGCAGAGGCTGGAAAGCTAATGCTCGTAAGCTGTACTTCGAGCTGTTCGAGTGCATTAAGCAACGTATTGATGACCGTATAGGCGCAGGGGCTATTATCGCCCTGAGTATCGTTAAGGAGATCATGGAGGATACAGCAGTATCCCCAGCTGTGCGTTTGAATGCAGCTAAGGACTATCTCCAGAGGGCTGGTTACGATAAGCCCGTTGAGACTAACATCAACCTTAATGATAACACTAAGAAGACTGATGAGCAGATACAGCAAGAGATCAGGGCTTTGATGCAGCCGTTACAGGCTGTTAAATGAAGGAAGGGACACCTTTAACGCCTGAACAGAACGAAGTGTTACTTGCTTTGTTACTAGAGCAGGATAACCGCCAGAAGTACAACAAGCTGAAGTACTGGTGGGATACAGCATACCCTTGGCAGACAGAGCTAAGGGACTGCACAAGCTCAGCAGCGCAGGTACTAGCTATGTGTGCTAACCAGATTGGTAAAGAGCAGCCCGTATCTGAGCCTGTACTTACACCTGAAGGGTTTAAGCCAATAGGTAGCATCAAGGTACATGATTCTGTTATAGGCAGTAATGGTCTACCTACGAAGGTAGTTGGGGTGTACCCCCAGGGTATTAAAGACGTGTACGAGCTGTCTTTCACTGATGGCGCAAGGGCTCGCTGTGGTCTTGAGCATTTATGGACTATTAAGAGGCACAGGAAGTGGGAAACCTTAAGCGTTAAAGATATGCTTAAGGACTTTAAGCCAGCAATCATGCCAAGCAGGGCTGAGTGGCAAAGTGAGTGGAGAAAGCTACCTATCCCCCCTTACCTACTAGGTCTCCTGCTTGGGGACGGTGGATTGACTAGCTCTATTAGGTTGAGTACAGATGATAAAGAGATTGTACAGTACTGTGCAGGTATAGCTAAGAACTTTAACTGTGAGTTCAAATATGTAGCTGGTTGTGATTACCAGTTTTCTTCTTACGAGAGAACGGAAACGGGGTACGGTAAGAATAGACTAAAAGATGCTCTTAAAGGCCTAGGTGTGTGGGGACACAAGAGCTATACCAAGTACATACCAGATGTTTATAAGAACGCGGGGTACGGACAGAGATTGTCAATACTGCGCGGGTTGATGGATACTGACGGCACTGCTAGTAAAAAAGGGGCTAGGATATTCTGCTCAGTGAGTGAACGACTAGCTAAAGATGTGCAATACCTAGCCAGAAGCCTTGGCATGGACGCTTCTCTAAATCATAAGATGCGTAAGTCTGGTGAGAGTTATGAGGTTGTAATATACAAATGTGATCTTTCTGTATTCGAGTTAAGTAGGAAGAAAGATAGAGAGAACTTGGGCGATCAGCGGAATATACGCCTTGTAGGCATTGAGAAGCTGAATTACCAAGAAGACTCAGTGTGCATTAAGGTAGCGGCAGAGGACTCTTTGTACGTTACTAGTAATTTCATACTTACACATAACACTACCACTGGTGCAGCGATTACAGCCTGTCATCTTACAGGTAAGTATCCAGAAGGGTACAAAGGGCATAAGTTCGAGAAGCCTATTAACGCATGGGCTTGCGGTATCTCTAACGAGACTACTAGGGACATTTTGCAAGGGAACCTCCTAGGAGTTCCAGGGAACCCAGAAGCGCAAGGCACAGGATTCGTACCCAGAGAAGATATACTGGATACCACTAGAAAGCCACAGGTTCCGAATGCTATTCAGACGGTACTTGTACAGCACTACAATCCTTACACAGGGAACGCTAATGGCGTATCGAGACTTGACTTCAAGGCTTATGAGCAAGGCGAGACTAAGTTCATGGGGCGACCTATGGATTGGATATGGCTTGATGAACAGCCCGCTGCCAGTATTTATACTCAGTGCATTACACGGACGGTTGCCACTGCTGGGATAGTAATGATGACCTTTACGCCAGAAGATGGCATGACGAAGGTTATTCATCAGTTCCTGCATGATATACAGAAAGGACAGTACTTGCTGTCAGCTACATGGGATGATGCTCCGCACCTTGATAAAGATCGCAAAGAGCAACTGCTAAGTCAGTACAGCCCAGCTGAAGCACTAATGAGAAGTACAGGTAAGCCTATATTCGGCTCAGGGCCAGTGTTCATGGTTCCTGATGAAGATGTACTAGTAGAGCCATTCGAGATACCGGCGCATTGGCCTAAGATATGTGGTATTGATTTCGGGTGGGAACACCCTACAGCTGCGGTGTGGCTAGCTTGGGACAGGGACTCGGACACAGTGTATCAGTACGCTGAGTACCGCCAGAACAGGTTAACAGCACAGCAACACGCCCCTGCTATTAAAGCCAGAGGGCAGTGGATACCTTGTGTATGGCCTCACGATGGTATGTCACACGAGAAAGGATCAGGGCTAACCCTAGCGGATCAGTACAGATCGCAAGGTCTGAACATGACCATAGACCACTTCAGGAACCCCCCAGCTCCGGGTTCTAAAGGTAAAGGCGATATTAAGATAGAGCCGGGTATTAATGCAATACACCAAGCTATGCAGAACTCACAGTTCAAGATATTCAATACTTGCGCTATGACGATAGAAGAGAAGAACCAGTACCACAGGGTTGATGGTGTTATTTACGCTATAGATGATGATCTCATGTCAGCCCTACGGTACGCCTTCCAATCAAGGCACTTGTACGCTAAGACTCAAGTGGAGTCAGACGCTAATAACAGATACGCTGGTGTTTCACTGCCTGTAATGTCAAGAGGAATTGTATAATGACTGATGAGGAACTACTCTCAAGGTTACAGGAAGAAGCTGACGCAGCTACTGGGGCGCATGATGGCATCCTAGCAGAGCGTATAGAGAAGCTGAACGATTACTACCACGGCGACAAGTACGGTAATGAAGTAGAAGGCCGCTCTCAGTTCGTTACACGCGAAGTGTACGAGACTGTTGAGTCAATCATGCCTTATCTAGTTAAGATATTCTTCAGCTCTGACAAAGCAGTTATCTTTGACCCCGAAGATGAAGATGATATACAAGCAGCACAGCAAGAGACTGAGTACGTTAACTGGGTCTTCTACCGCGCTAACCCCGGTTTCAAGATAGGTTACTCTTGGATCAAAGACGGTCTGATGAACAAGGTTGGCTACGTTAAGGCCACTAGAGAATCAGCATCTCCTGAGTCCAAAGAGTACGAACACCAGACAGAAGAACAGGTAGCTATGATGCTAGCTGGGTTAGGTGATGACTTCGAGGGTTCAGTTGAGCTATTCCAAGAAGATGAACAGCTAAGCACCCTAAAGATCACAGAGGTTAAGGGCGAAGACAGGACTGTTATCACTAATGTACCACCTGAGGAGATGCGAATCTCTGAAGGGGACACTTGCATTGAATCAGCCCGTTATGTAGCACAAGTATCAATGAGGACTATCTCTGAGATCAGAGCTATGGGCTTCGATGTTGATGATGACGTAGAAGACGCTGGTTCAGATGTTGATTACAGCTCAATACGCCAAGATCGTAACGATGATGTAGTTATTGAGTCCTACGGGGCTGGGTTTGAGTTAGGCTCTAGCCGGAAAGTTCAATTCCGTGAAGAATACTTACGAATTGATCGTAATGATGATGGTATTGATGAGTTATGGCAGGTATTCCGTATTGGGGACACCGTAATCCATGAAGAAGAGGTTCCTGAGTCCGGCTTTTACTCTTGGTCACCTATTATCGTACCGCATCGCCATGTAGGCAGTACCCCTGTTGACCCTATCATGGATATTCAGTTACTGAAGTCCAAGGTTATCCGCAATCTGCTTGATAACCAAGAAAGAACTAACAACGGTAGGTACGCAGTAGTAGATGGCCAGGTTAATCTTGACGATCTAATGTCTAGCTCACCTGCGGGTATCGTTAGGATGAACTTCCAAGGGGCTGTAGAGTCCCTAGCAACGCCTCAGCTGGATAGGTCAGCGTTTGAGGTACTAGGGTACGCGGATAGCTTAGCAGAGCGCAGATCAGGTGTCTCAGAGCGTGGGCAGGGTCTTGATCCTAAGATGTTTAATTCTAACACAGCAGCTAGTACCGCTGAGCTAGTAATGTCCTCAGCTGAGCAGAAGCTAGAGCTTATCGCTCGTGTGTTCGCAGAGACAGGGCTTAAGGACTTGATGCTAGGCATACACCGCCTTGGCTTAGCCCATGAAAAGCCAGAGAAGAAGATTCGTAACAACAACGGTGAGTTCATTGCTATTAACCCAGAAGAGTGGCGTTCACGTAATGATATGAATGTTACTGTAGGTATTGGTAACGGTAGTAAGAACCAGCAGCTCATGCAGATGCAGCAGATAGAGCAGACTATGCAGACTATCGTATCCGCAGGTGGGTTAGGTACTATCGTTAAACCTAGCAATGTGTGGAACCTTGCTATGGAGAAAACCAGAGTAGCTGGCCGTAAGGATGGTAACTTGTTCTTTACACAACCTGAGTCAGAAGACACAGATGAAGGGCCAAGCGTAGAAGAGCAAGCACTACAAGCACAAATGCAGACAGAGCAGAAGAAAGCAGAGCAAGCGGACATGGAGTTACAGCTTAAAGCTCAACGCTTAGAGCTCGATGCACAAGAGCTAGAGTTCAAGAAGCAACAGCACCTTGATGAGAACGAGTTCAAGATAGCTGAGTTACAGCTGGAAGCTACACAGAACAGGGCGGTTAAAGTAGGAAGCGACTAAGGAGTTAACATGGGTGATGTAGTTAACATCAGGCAAGATAACGTAACCAGCGCACTTAAAGAACTAGAGGATATTTACAAGAAAGCTAAGTCCTGCATACAAGACGGGACAATAGCTTACTTCATGGCTGTACTAGAGGAAGATGAAGATATTACTACTCTAAGCCTAGTTGGGCATGAAGAAGATAAGATACGGGCTGCGAGTTCAATGTGTGCTTTCGCGAGCATGACCATTGAATCAATAGGAGATGAACATGAACAAGACGGAGTTACTACTCACTGATGCGCAAAAGGTCGATAGGGGTAACCGAGCTGCTGTATTACTCGGAGAAGAGGTATACAGACTTTGTATGGAAGATGTATATCAGTGCTTGCACACTGCCTTGGACAATATACCAACGGATAGCGCAGAGCAAGTCATGTCGATCATTCGACAACTAAGGGTTATTAAGACAATTAACACTAAACTAGAGGGCTGGGCTTCAGAGGCAAGAAGGTTACATGATTGAGTTAACAAGAGATGAAAGTCTAGCAATCCTGGAGGAGCTATCTAAGCTACCTTACCGGGACGTACAACAGTTAATTATCTTAATGGTCAATAAGCTGTCAAGTGTACCAGAGGTCGAAGAACCTTTATTTGCACCTGAACCAATCTATACGGGAGCGTGAAAATGGATACCAACGATCAACCAGTCTTTTCTGGAATCGAGGAAGCCTTAGACTTTATGACTAAGGAAGATAGTGAATCGGACAGTGTAGCCACTACAACCGATGAAGAAACGCTTGAGGATGATAGCGTAGTCGATGACGAAACCGAAGCTGAGGAAGCTGAATCCGATGACTCTGATGAGCAAACTGAGGATGAAGACGACGAGGAAGAGGGTGATGACACGGACGAGGAAGATGACTTCCTGTTTTCAATAGAGGATGACCAAGGTGAGTTCAAGGTTAAGAACGTAGAGGAGGCTAAGAAAGGCTATCTACGCCAACGCCAATTCACTAAGGTAACCCAAGAAGTAGCCGCTGAGCGTAAAGCCCTCAAAGCACAGTCAGAATCGTACTTGGACGCTAAATCCCAGTACTTGGATGGCATTGCTGAGATGAAAGCCGCTAGCAGCGAACAACTTGGCAAGTTCATGGGTATCGATTGGGAAGCATTGCAGAAAGATGATCCTTATTCGTTCGACGAGAAACGGCAGGAGTTCGAGGCAGCTAAGTTGTCTTACGGCCAAGCTCGGGAACGTGAGGACAAACTGAGTGCAGAGCTAACCGCTGAGACTATGGAATACGCTCAAGGGGTTCGTACAGAGGAGATGGAAAAGCTGATGTTAGCTATTCCTGAACTGTCTGAGAAAGGTAACACGTTACTATCTGAAGCAAAGAACTTCGCTACTGAGAGTTACGGGTTCTCTGAGGATGAGCTACTTAGTATCTATGATAGTCGTCAAATACAAGCACTGGTTGATGCGTACAGATACAACCAAAGCAAAAGCAAACTAGCGACAGGTAAGGCAAAAGCTGGAACTGTCAAGAAATCAATGAAGGCTAAGGGTTCAACTAGCAAAACAACTGCTAAAGCCCGGCAAGCCAAAGCTGCCAACAAAGCTCTAAATCGTCCAGGTGGTATTTCAGTAGATGAAGCACTTGAACACATGATGAAGAGTTAGGCTACACTAAAGTTATGGAACATTTCAACACAGGTGTTAAGAACGGCATGTATCGCGAAACAGCTCCTAAGGAGTGCGATCACTGCGGTTCTGTGATGATAAGGAAGATAGGCAACGGGCGTTGTATTGCTGAGTTTGAGCGTAAACGATTCTGTTCGCCGGAGTGCAGGTACGCAGGTGGTAATTATCGTAAAGGTGATAATCATCCTAATTGGAAAGAAGATAGTCTGCCTAAACAGCGTGACTTTCGACACGATAAATGGGCAAGAGGGGTCAAAGAGAAATACGACTTCACTTGTGGCGTTTGTGATACACGGGGCGGGAATTTACACTCTCATCACGTTTTTGCATTCGTTGATTATCCTGAGTATCGTTATGAGCTTTCTAATGGACGTGTAATGTGCATACCTTGTCACCGTAATATCCATAGCTTTGCAACCGAACTTTAAGGAATAATACAATGTCGACCACGTCAACTGATACATACGATCAAGTCGGCATCCGCGAAGACCTCGCGAATGTCATTTATAACGTCGATCCGTCGGATACCGCGTTCTTGAGCATGGCCCCAAAGACCACTGCTAAGTCCACGTTACACGAATGGCAAACCGACACTTACGCTGCTGTATCGGATAACAAAGCTATTGAGGGTGCTGACGCAACCTTTGCAGCTGCTGCCGCAACAGTTCGTTTGAACAACCGTTTACAGATTGGTCAGAAGACCGCCCAAATCTCAGGCACTCTTGAAGCAACGGATCGTGCAGGTCGTGATAAGGAAATGACTTATCAGATTCTGAAGCGTGGTGTTGAGTTGAAACGAGATATGGAACACGCAATGGTAGGGCTGAACAACGCTAAAGTTGTAGGTTCTACTTCTGTAGCCCGTGAAGCGGCTAGTATGCAAGCCTACATTGTAACCAACACGAGCTTCAACGCCACTGGCGGTGCTGATCCTACTGATGGTACAGGTGATAACGCGCGTACTGACGGTACTCAACGTGCTTTCACTGAAGGTCTTTTGGAGACAGTTATTGACTCCATTTTCACTAACTCAGGCGAGATGGCTGATACCATTCTGCTTGGTTCTTTCAACAAACGTGCAATGAACGCATTCGTTGGTCGTGCAACCACTACTGACCATAACGTAGCAGCTGGTAGCATTGTATCAGCAGCTGACGTGTACAAGAGTGACTTCGGTGATCTTAAGATTATCCCTAGCCGTTACTCTCGTTCACGCGACGCGCTCGTGTACAAGAAAGACAAGTGGGCAGTAGCTTATCTGCGTAATATGCAGACTAAAGATATTGCACCAGTTGGTGATGCTGAACGTAAGCAGTGCTTGGTAGAGTACACTCTTGAAGCTCGTAATGAAGCATCAAGTGGTATTGTAGCTGATTTGACTACTGCGTAACCTAGAGGGCGGGGCTTCGGCCCTGCTTTTCTTTAGAGGTTTGTATGGAATTAAGAGAAACAGAGTACGACCCGTGGTCAGGTGAGACCAAGAAGTGGTACTTTGATAACGATGGTAATGTTGTCTGTGAACGCTCAGCTGACCTTACAGCTTTGATTGATAACTGCAAAGCAGAGGCTAACTACAATGTTGGCTTTAAGTCAAAGCAGAAGTTCCACAAGGTAGCGAGCCTACACCCTTTGATACAGCATGAGCTTTTGACTAAGCATAATCTTGACTGCTTCAGTGATGATCCTTCTGAGAAGAAACGCCTAGAGCAGATCATAGAGCGAGACTATCCGTACCTTAAGACTAACTCAGCTAAGCTCTGGAGGCCAACAAGTGGCACTAAGTAATTACAGTGAAATGGTTATAGCCGTTGATAAGTGGCTTAACCGCGTAGGTGCGTCCAGTATTACAGATAACACAGAGGAATTCATTACACTAGCGCAGCGTAGAATCCAGAGGGATGTACGTGTGCCGCCTATGGAAGTCCTTGCAGCTGGTATTACTATCACAGCAGGTCAATCAGTCATACCTTCAGCGATGCTGGATGTTAAAGAGGTTGTTGCTTATAACGGCAGTACAGCATGGCCTGTATTCCGAGACACTTACGCTAACGTTAAGAACAAGCGGTTAGGTACAGGTAGTGGCCCAGTGGTATTCGACACAGTAGCTGGTAACTTCGAGTTCGGCCCTGAGCCTAGCTCTGGAGTTACAATAGATGTAGTGTACTACCAAGAGTTGGAGTTCATATCTCCGTCAGTGGCTACTAACTGGTTCGTGTCTTATGCACCAGAGCTTATACTGTACGCAGCACTGTACGAAGCAGCAGTCTTTATGAAGGACACAGAACAAGAACAGAAGTACAAACAAATGTACTCAGA